AAAGATTATCCGGATGAAAAATCAATTTTTGATTTTCTAGGAATGGTATATAAGAAACCCGAAGAGAGAATAGATGCAAACTCTGTTGTATTAAAAAAAATAGAAGAAAAAGAAGAAGTTCCACCAACAGAAGAAGTTTCACCAATTGAAGAAATTGTACCAAAAGAAAAAAAGAAAACAGGTCGTAAAACATTAAAGAAATTAAAAATTCTTCAAATAGATAATAATTATATTGAACGTTTCAAAAAAGAGGGAATAAATGTATTAAAAGAAATGAATGAAAATGAATTAAGTGATTTAATAAGAAAAGCAAATCAATTATATTATTGTGATAATAATCCAATTTTTACAGATAATGAGTATGATATTTTACGAGAATATATATTAAACAAATATCCTAATAATGAGGCCGCAAAAGAAGGACACACAAAATGTAATATAGCTATTGAAAAAAATAGAGTTAAATTACCATATGAAATGTGGTCAATGGATAAAATAAAACCAGATACTAAAGAGCTAGCAAAATGGATTAAAAAATATAAAGGTCCATACGTTTTATCATGTAAATTAGATGGAGTAAGCGGTTTATATTCTACTGAAAATAATGAAGAAAAATTATATACAAGAGGAGATGGAATATATGGACAAGATATTAGTCATCTAATACCATATTTAAATTTACCAACAAAAAAAGATATAACTATTAGAGGAGAATTTATTATTAAAAAAGAAGTATTTGATAAAAAATACAAAGGTAAAGCAGCAAATCCAAGAAACTTGGTGGCAGGTATTATTAATCAAAAAACAATTTCACCAGAAAAATACAAAGATATAGATTTTGTAGCATATGAAGTTATAAATCCAGTAATGAAACCTTTAGAGCAAATGTTATATTTTCCTGAAATAGAAGTAAATCATGTAAAATTTGATGTAAAAGAAACAATAAGCAATGAAATATTATCAGAAACATTATTAAAATGGAGAGAAGAATATGAGTATGAAATTGATGGTATTATTGTTATAAATGATGAAATATATCCAAGACCAAAAGGTAATCCAGAGTATGCTTTTGCTTTTAAAATGATTATTTCTGAACAAATAGCTGAAGCAAAAGTTTTAGATGTTATTTGGACACCATCAAAAGATGGATATTTAAAACCAAGAGTTCAAATAGAACCAATTACATTAGGTGGAGTAAAAATAGAATATGCTACAGGATTTAATGCAAAATTTATAGTAGATAATAATATTGGTTTGGGAGCATTAATACAAATTGTTAGAAGTGGTGATGTAATACCACATATTCTAGCTACAATTCAACCAGCTGAAAATCCAATTTTACCTGATGTTTCATATGATTGGAATGAAACAAAAGTAGATTTTGTTTTAAAAGATAAAGAAGACGATAAAACAGTTAGAGAGAAAATAATTACAGCCTTTTTCAAAACATTAGGCGTAGACGGGTTAGGTCCAGGAAATATTAAAAGAATAATGGATGCTGGTTTTGATAGTGTTCCTAAAATTTTAGCTATGGATATAGAAGCATTCTTAACAGTAGATGGTTTCAAAAAAACAATGGCTACAAAAATTTATAATAGTATTCAAAAAGAAGTTGAAAAGTCAACATTACCAGAATTAATGAGTGCTTCAAATATATTTGAGAGAGGATTTGCTACACAAAGATTCAAAGTTATTCTAGCGGCATATCCAAATGTATTAACTTCAAATGAAACGGATAAAGAAAAAACAGCAAAATTAGAAAAAGTTGAAGGTATTGCCAAGAAAACAGCTGAAAAATTTGTCAAAAATATATTAAAATTTGTTAAATTTATGGAAGAAGCAAATTTAATGAAAAAAATAAATGATTATGAGAAACAAATTATATCAGATGATAAAAAAGAAAAACATATTTTATTTGGTAAAAAAATTGTATTTACTGGATTTAGAGATAAAGATACAATGGAAACAATTACAAAATTAGGAGGAGAATTAGCAAATTCAGTATCAAAAAATACATTTGTAGTAATTGTAAAAAATAAAGATGATGATAGTGGAAAAATAGATCAAGCTAAAAAATTAAATATACCAATTTTAACATTAGAAGAATTTAAAGATAAATATCTATAATTATTTTACATATTTTTCACCAGCAGCATGTCTTAATGTTTTTATACTTCTTTTTTTCCAATCAAAACCAGATGCTTTTTCACTCATTATATACATATCACCATTATTCAAAGTTAGTTTAATTCTCTCTCCAATTTGGTTACTATTATAATACCATTGCCAATGAATAGGTCTACTTTTTCCTATATTACATGCTATGACCTTTTTCCTTTCACTATCACCATGGAAACCAATTCCAGTTATTTTAGTATTATAATAAAGATTTCCTTCTACTTCTAAATTCAATGCTTTCTCTCCAAAATATTCACTCAAACTATTTCGCCATTTAGTCAAAAGAGGAACATTATCATATGAAATAATAGTTCCTTTTTTATTTTCATAATCAGGTTTTTGTCCTTCATTACCATAACAAAGATTATATCTAGCTTGCTTATTTAAAACTTTTTTTCGTCTAGTATCCCAATACTTTTTATCCCATTCTAATTTTATTTGCTCAGATAGCAATTCATTGGGTTCCACATTGCTAATTTTTTTTACACCATTTCTAATTATAATTATAGCAGCATCTTCACTATCTTTTCTATTATCTTCATCTAAATAATTATTTAAAACAATTAATTCATTTTCTATTAAACTTTTATCTAATAATAATTTAATTTTATTTAAATCATCTACAGAAAATCCATTATTTGACAATCCATTTCCATTAATCTGCATACCGGCATGATTTTCAGATTGCTCTCCAGCGGTTATACAAATTGCTATATTATTCATTATTAAATTTTATATATATAGAAAATATATCACTATTTTTCAATTTTAATTTTTTAATATTTATTATTTAATAAATATTAAATAAAATAACGGGGGATGGATTTGAACCATCGACCTTCGGGTTATGAGCCCGACACGCTATCCACTGCGCCACCCCGTTTTATATGTATATTGTAATATATTTTTTTAAACAATTTATTTAAAAACTTAATTAAATTACTTAAAGAATTCGCACTAGCATCTACAACCATTAATAAGACCAAATTTGACTATTTTATTTCCACGGATTGGTTTTGTATTTGCATTAGGTATACCAGCTTTCAAGTTTCCAGCCTTTAATCTATTTAAATATCTATCATAAGAAAAATGTTTTATATCTAATCCTTCTCCACCTGGACTTAAAGAACCAGGTCTAATTCTAGTAATAGATGATTTAGTTGAATTACCATTATTACCTGGATAATGTATTTTTTGAACAGAGGGAACAACTCTATCACTCATTTGATGCCAATTAACATTATACCATTTTTTTAAAAGTTGTTTATTATCTAAAACATTCATAGAAGCTAAAGCATTTACATATTGTGATGAATATACACGAACTTGTCTTTGTATAATTTTTTGTGTATTATTTGATGTATCAGCAATACAACTATTATTTTTTTTTCCTCCAGCACAAGTTCTACATTGAACAACTCCATAATCTTGGGAACCATTACAAGAACATTTTAATCCAATTTTTAAATTAGAATCAACAGTTGGAACATTACCATCTACAATTATAGACATATTATATATATAAATAGATTAAAATAGATTTAAAAATTGATATTAATAATACGTATAACAATAATATTAAGAATGGAAAATAATATGGATTTAGTAGATAATTTAAAATGTTGTTTTTGTCAAAAAGTTTACATAAATAATACATCTTTTGAAAAACATAAATTATTATGTCAAATAAAACATGATAAATATGATGAAGAAAAAAAAATAGATACAAAAAATTTAACACATTTAGTGTGTTATTTAATTAAAAATAATCTAAAATTAGAAGCAGAATTAACCGATTTAAAAAAATGGATTCAAACTAAAAAGAAAAAATTTGCTGTTCTAGACTGGTTGAATGAAAATTATGTTCCTTCTCAAGATATAGATAAATGGAAAAATTCAGTAACAGTTACTCGCTTACATCTAAATTATTTATTTAAAAATAATTATACGGATGGTGTATTGAATATTATTAAAGATTATTTACCTTTAACTCATGAAAATTACTTACCTTTAAAATCTTTTGATCAAAAAGAGAATACAATATTTATTTATCAAAAAGGTAAATGGATAATTTTAGAACATTCTGAATTTGAAAAAATAGTTCAGAGTATTTCAAAAAAAATTATTACAGAATTTAAAAATTGGCAAGATGAAAATGAAGATAAATTATATAATGATGATTTTTCAGTAATTTATATTGAAAATGTTAGAAAAATTATGGGTGGTAAACATACTGTAGATCAACAAAATAGCATTATTCATAGAAATTTATACAAATATTTAAAAATGAATTTAAAAAATATTATTCAATATGAATTTTCATATTAATATTTTATCTAACATTTATATATAATGCAAAAAATGTATATAAATTTAAGAGGAAATACAAATAATGTTCCAAGATATAATACTCGTAGTGTTAGTGTTCAATCTATAGTTAGACATCCATGTAGACAAGCAATGTTTAACGTAATGCATGCTAAAGGAGGTGGTTGCTCGTCGTGTAGAGGATAAATTATACAATTATTTTTAATAATTATATAATATATAATGCCTTTTTTTATGACTCTTGGTGGAAGTAAAGGTAGAGGTGCTAGTAATCATTCATTAATTACAATGAAATTTCCAAATAACACAATGATAAAAACAAATGATTGGTATCATAAACCAGGCAATACGGCTTCTTGGTCTAGAACATCCAATAGAGCTCTTTTAAATCATATCCGTAGAAATGTTTAAAGTATTTTATATTTTTAATATTTAATAAAATTGATAAATATTAAAGATAAATTATTATTAATAACTAGAATTATGGAAACTGTATATATGTCAGAAAAAACACCTGGCCGCGTTGAGCAAATGGAGAAAGTTCATAGAGAAGGACTAGAATTATTTAAAAAGAAAAATGCAGATTATGGTGATGCATTTGCTAATTATGGCGCAATTGGAGTATTAGTAAGAATGGGTGATAAAATCCAACGTCTTCAAAGTATCACATCAAAAAATATTAGTTTAGTGAATGATGAAAAAATTAGAGATACTCTTATCGATTTACATAATTATTCAGCAATGGCAATTATGCTATTAGACGAAAATAAGGAAAAAGTAGAAAAAATTAGTTAAAAAAGAATAATAAATGATATAGATGTTATATTCATATAAAAATATAGTATATTTTTATATAAATGAACTCATTAGAATTAGATATTACTCACTATTCAAATAGTGAATTAAAAGAAATATTTAACTTAAATAATTTTGCTACAAAAAATGAGATAGAATTTACAATAAACAATTATAAAGAAAATATTAGAAATGAAATAAATATTAATCAAGTAAAAAAAAATTCATTAATATTTTTTTTAGATAAAGCTTTAGAAAACTTAATACTTGATATAAAACAAAAAGATAAAAAAACAAAAAATCATCCCGATGAAACTTTATTAGGAACCTTCTCTCAGCCGTTTAATTCTATAATAGAAACTCAAGATAATAAAGTTATTATTAAAGATCAAAATCGCATTGCTGGTTTAAAAGCAAAATTATTTGAAGGGAGAGCAGTTGATTCTGGAGAATATCCACCTGGTTATATTAATCCTATTAATATAAAAACCATAAAACAAGCAGTGAATATAGATACTCGTTTTAGACCACAATATTTCAATACTGCAAGCACTGATTTTGTAATTACATTACCAGAAAAATTTACAAAAGTTGTAAAAATGAGATTAGCATCGTTAGAAATACCTACTAGTATTTATGCAATTAGTGAATTTAGAGATAATACTACTTTTTCTGTTGATACAATTTTCAATCCATTAGCAACATGGGGTTATGGAATGCCCCAAATTGATTATACTGATTGTAATAAAACAAAATATAATTCTGCAGCTGTTTGGGATCCATCAAATAATTGGGGTAAAGGTAGTGAACAGTGGGAAGCAAACCCGTGGGCTAAAGCACAATATGAAATGTTTAATAGTTTCTACAATGTATTACATAATAAAAATATTAAAATTGAATTAGCTACTCCAACATTTAATGCTATTGGTTTCAATAATGCAAATTGTACAACAATTTATCAAGGTTGGCCTAGAAGTGATCAAGGACAATATAATTATTTAACATTTGCTTTTGATAGCGCAACAAATCAAGAAACTATTGTTAAATCAGGATGGTCACAGTGTTATGCACAAAATTTTTTATCAAGAGATCCATCTTTTTGTGTGCCTCAAATTGAACAATTCTTTTCATCAGGTGATTTTAGAAGATTACGACCAGGATTACAAGAAGATTTAGATTATATTAATAAATATAATCCATCACTAACAAATTTTCCAAGACCTTCAGATATTACTACATTAAAACCTTATACTACTGAAGAAATTATAACACATTTAATTGGAAATCTTTCTACATTATATAGTGAAACTCCTGATCCTTGGTTCTTTTTTCCTTGGAGAATTAATGATATCATAGTTAAATTACCCCCCGGAAATTATTCAAGCAAATCAAATAGAAAACCTCATACTGGTTGTATTGAAGATACTATTAATTCTCAGTTATATAATGTAGGATTAGATCCGAATTATAGTATATCATATACAGTTAATCCTATAGATGGTAAAAGTATTTTTTCAAGACCTTCATCATTGCCAGAAATTATAACTCCTGATTTATCACAAAATTTTACAAAAATATCAGGAAATACTATTGATCCATCATATAATATTCAACCAATGCCATTTACAAAAGAAAAATGGGTAAAAGTAAAATCTGCATATATTCCATTATTACCAAATTTAT